GGTGTCTTTCTGGTGTAGAACAGAAACTTCGAAGAGTCAATCCTTTCGAGTAACATCCTCGTAAGTTCTGAAAACATTGGACCGAAAATCGCATTGATCTTTTTCGAATGGTAGACTATCGTCTGCAATGCAGGATATTCGTCTTGAATACTCAAGTCTAACTTTTGCTTTGGTTGACTCTTGATCATATGCTTGTACTCATCCACTGCCGGCAAATCCACAAAGTTAAAGTCCGCTAACTGACCAACCGTAGATGACTCTTGTTTCGAAAGCCATCTAGAAAAACTTTCCCTTGTCATGGTCATTTCGTTCGTTCCACTAAATTCCTTGTCAACATACGAATCCCAAAACTTTTCAACCACCAGAGATGCAGTATCCTCAATGTCAATTGTCCCTGTCAAATCCGGCGCATTCATGTTTCTTTTGATCATTGCAACCAAATTTTCCAGCAAACCTGCAGTTCTCGGCATTTCTGCCGCAGTTCTTATTTTAGGCTTGAGGAAAATAGGTTGTTCTTTAGGAAGTTGCACGGATTTGGAGAAGTCGATTCTGCAATCTTTGACGTTTAAGGAAATATCCCTCAAATTCATCGTAACAGCATCAAATTCATTGAGAATAGTACTGTTTCCGGGAAGAAGAGCGTCATAGTAAAATTGCATATCTCGCCAATCTCCTGACTTGGGCGTCTGAACAAACAAGTTCTGTCCCCTGAATACTGCATCGATCTGTAATTGCTATTGGACCCCCGCTTCAACTCTATACATGTCAAGAAGGAAATTGGACAACTTCTCCATTTCTGAAATCACATTCACCATCGGGTCCAACACAACGGTGTAATATTTACAACGCGAAGTGTGTCTTGTCAGCGCCACCAAAACATGAGGTGATGCACTCGATATGATCTCTAACGGAGTTGATGTCAAGCGCACAATAGCAGTCTTCTCGTACGTCTCCCCTTGCACCTCGTGCACAGTGTTCACATCCTTGTAACCCTTCTCCAGTAACTCGAACTTGTCAGCTTGTGTGAAGGTCAAAATTTTACCCTCCAACGGTAAGGTTATTGGGTTCAATGCACCCTTTCCTCTCACCACTTCTGCCTTCACGGATCTCTCTACCGCGCTGGTACACATTACCGCCCCGTCATACTTCTTGTTAAGGAAATACGTAACATCAGCCGGGCACCTGAGCGTAACTCTTCTAACCTCCTTCTCATCAGCGACGAGTTTTGCAAAATGCGCTGGATACGGAAAGTTCGCGACTCTGCAAATGAACGGAATTTGCTTTGTGTCCCCATACACATATGCAACGTCACATTGAGATAGCAGCAGTAGGAAATTTACACAACCTGTATGCAGCATCAGTCCTTCATCGATAAACAACCTCTTAAACACCCTTCTAGAAGGATGCATCAAGAAGGAATCCACCGTTCTAACATTGTCCTTATCCGCTCTTATCACTCCAGCTTGGTTGGCCCTCCGGATGATCATCTTAGAAGCTTCCTTCCCAGGGACTAAAATCAAGTCCTCAGAGAAGTTTACCTTTTCGATAATCTCCTTCGTTTTTCCACAACCGGGAACACCATCGACCAAAATTACTTTGGCGTTAGGCTCCGGTGGCTCACCATTTGGACTGCAAGACGTGAGCGTCTTAAGTTTTCCCATATCCGAATATATCAAGGAATCGCTTGACACCGCCACCCTGAACCATGTCT